CACTCGCGTTAGCAAAAGAGTGTATGGAATTAAGCACTAAAATTCAAGTGCTTACGGAGGATTACTTATTCTGTACCATGTTCATGGAATACATTAACATGAAGGATCCAACATTATATCAGCAAGGTAAACTAGTCGCCGAGGCTACACTTAAGAAGGATGCAAAACAATGAGACATACTTTTAAAGTTACTTATCCCGATGGGGAGCTAGAGTATTGGCATAACTCAATAGCTGAAGTTATACCTGAGCTGAAGCGTGTACAAAAGCTTCATGATGATAAAGTGCAAATTGATTTAGTTCCATGGATGCCATCGGCTCCATGGGGTTATCATAAACCAGTTGTAAAAGTTTCGGGGAGGAGGGAACGCTCCTTTCGTAAAACACGACGGTGAGTAGCGTGTTGAAGGGTGTGGATGCACATGCAGAGTGGCTCCCAGAGGAGTTTTTTCAGATTTTACTCCGTTATGAAACGCATCTGCATGTGGACGCCTAGTAACGTACTGAGAAATAGTATCTCTCTCAGGTAGGCTGATGGTTTCGTTCCCTCGTTAAAAAAGGTTAGCAACCGAATCCACACCATACTCACACTTTTATTAATCTATTATAGAAAGGAATAGTAATGTCAGTTATAAAAACAAACGGTCATCGTGGTAGAACCGACCAACAACCACGACGTATTGTATCTACTCGTATTATGATACAATGGAATGATTCACCTAAGGAAGAAGTAAGTCACCACGACATGCCTGAGGGTGTAGCAGAAAGTTATGACCATTGGTTAACTTTAATTGAAGATGAAGAAAATGCAAAGAGGGGGCTATGATAGAAACTGTAATATCAATTAATATAGCGATCCTTATCATACAATGGGCTTTGCAATGATTTGTTGGGTTATCGTAATATTATTTGTCGTTTGGATATTTTTTTAATACCTCAGGCAATATCACTTGTTACAATTAATTATAGCAAACAACAAGGAGGTCGCTATGCAAGATAAAAAACTAACAGAACCCTCTATCATTATTAAGGGTGAGGAAACTATTAATGATCTTAAGCACATACAAGATCTTATTTACAATAATCAAGGTATAAAGATTGGTTTGCAACAAGTCGTTAACCACTTAATCCACCATTACTTAAAGGAGCGTTGATATGGGTGTACCACAAGAAGGTGAAACGTATTTAGATGCGTTAGAAGGTCGTGACCTTATGTATCATTTACTTGAGTTATATGAAAAAAATGAAATAGAAGGTGACAACCTCACTCAGTTTATGTGTGACAACATAGACGAGCAAGTAGTAGTTGATTATATAAAAGAATGTTTAGGGGAAAGGATTAAAGAATATGACGATACCTAATTATATGGGTATTGATCTACCCACACTTGATCGTGCCATTGTTAAATGGCACAATGATCGCAACCTGATTGATGGTAGCACTGATCAGGCACAACTAGCAAAGCTCACCGAGGAAGTCGGTGAGTTAGCAAGAGCATTGCGTAATGAAAAACCACAAGCAAACTATCAAACTGCTGATGCTATTGGTGATATATTAGTTGTATTGATTAATATAGCAGAACGTAACGGTCTTAGCTTACGGACGTGTTTACACAGAGCGTTTAACGATATTAAAGAACGTAAAGGTAAATTAGTTGACGGCATTTTTGTAAAGGAGGAAGCCGATGGGTAAAGTAAAACAATTATGGCAAGATGAGATTGATCGTGCCATTGAAGAATACCATGATGAAATTAGTTTAGATTATGGATGGAAAGATAGTAGGAGCGTCACCAACGTGAAAAATGCTAAGATAAGATTAGTTAGCAAACTTCATGCTTGTGGATGTACTACTGACCATATTGAGCAAATAGTAGATACTGAATGCCCCTAAACGACGAACTTGATGATATCCTTAGGGAGTTTGCCGAAGCTCAAGGTATTAAGATGGAAGAGGTTACGGTTGAGCCTCTTCCTAAACTTACCACGACTCCCCTACCACCACTCAAATATCGTGCTAAACATTTAAAAGATGTAGTGGCAAAACCTAATCGCCCTGATATTGATAATAAACGCAAAAAGAAAAAGTATAAGAAGAAACAATATCCTTACATACGCTCAGCCAGATTACAAGAAACGAACAATAGTAAATCAAACTTTAATATGTTTACTGCAACGACTGAAGAGCGGATTGAACCATTTCATCGTGAGTCATTATTACATTGTATGTTAGATGAAGTACCAAGATGTTATTGTTGTGGAGCTCCGCCCCCGACTCTTGGCGAGTTCTTCTACTCCATGTTCACATTGATTTATAAGTGTGATTCTTGCTACAAAGTATTCCCTCATTATTTCTCCATGAGAAAAGCCTATCAGCAACAAAACCTTTTCTATCCCACAAAACAAAAGACAAAATAATGGTACCTCATGGTATATCATGGGTTATTATTAAATATGGTTAATTTTAATGAAAGGAGTAGCCATGCAAATAGAAACTAATATTTTTGATACAATGGATATTACTTACCATGAATGGTTTGCAAATATCGTTGAGGTGTGGGCTTACAAAGAAGGTAAGCGTTGTGGTCTCGGTCCATTCGGGGTTCGCAACTATCCAAAGTCTGGTAAGTACATGGTTCATTGTAGCGACACAGACAGCTTTTACATAATGGCTGATACCGACTTTGATGCTCTTGTTATAACTTATACTTGGTGCGATGGTCACACACAACTTTGTGAGGCACTATACCTTCAGGTAGACGAACTAAAAGAAGGTGAGCAGTTTGTGCATGATATGTTATGGCATCTGGTTCGTGAAAGTTATAGCTTTCACAAAGAAACTTCTTAACGACAAATTAGTGCTACCTCATGAACCATCATGGGGTACACTATATGTATATTTAAACTTTAACATCAAAGGAGTTAGTCATGTTTGAACGTGCAAAAAAGTTTTTGCTAGATTACAGTAACAATCCAGCAAAGTACGACTATGATAGTTGGTCTGTCAATGAGGTACAAGAAATAGATAATGTATGGTGTTGGCTACCAGATGATATCAGCCAATGGACTATAATACGCAGTCCTAGTCAGCCTATGCCTCAGGCAGAAGCTATTTGGTTGATGTATGAAAATTGGAATCATGAGCGTATCACTTACACATGGTTCTGTCAAGAGTCTGCCGAGCTAGATAATGCTATGCAGGAAATCAAACGTAAATTTTTATAGGAGGTAACTATGGGATATGTAAATTTTAGTGAAGCAGAAATACGCATGATGGCTTCTAATATGTACTCATATAATAGAAAGTATCATGCTTGTATGTCACCAGATCAAAAGTACAATTACAATAATATATTGAGTAAGTTGGGATCACCCAAATCTAATGGTAGTCCTTGGGATGGTCACTATCCGTATATTTATGGTGATTTATCAAAGCGTCTTCATCAAAATACCTTTGCTAGTTTGGAGGCATACCAAGAAGCTGTCAAAATAGGAACAAATTATGATGGCGATAAAATGGCTGACTATTGTTGGTTTGTAGAAACAGAAGTTCCACCATATCATGAGGAGGTTGTATATGCAGTATGAAGTAAGAACCATGCCCGATGGGGTGTATGTGGTAGTGGCTGATGGCAAAACAGTCACCCAACATAATTCGTATGCCGACGCACAAAGGGTCTCGGATCATATGAATAAGTTAGCAGATTACAAAAAAGAGCAGAGTTTGCTATATAGTACTGAATTGAAATCAGAGTGAAAAACAAAATCAGATATTATAATATACAATATCTAATATCGATTATTTCCGTTTCGCGACAACAAGTGGAGTTCTTCGGCGACGATAAGATTTCACTTGTTGCTTCTATTTAGCAGAGTTATATAATAAAGATATGGCTAGAGCTAAAGTAACACACCGACCTAAATTAGAAGTCGTCGCTAATCCTAAAGTAAGTTTTGGATTGACACCAAAGCAAGAAAAGTTTTGTAAAATCTATGCAACTCAGGAAGTAACGCAGACTGAGGCGGCGATGGAAGCAGGATACGCTAAGTCAAATGCTCATGCGATTGCTAGTAAGATGTTGAATGGAAGAGACTTTCCACAGATACTAGATAGAATACATCAACTTAAGATGGAACTACAACAGAAGTATGAAGTAACTTTTGAAAGTCACGTTCGTAAACTATCACAAATACGAGACGATGCGATGGCTAATCAAAATTATGCGTCAGCAGTCGCGGCTGAAAAAGCTAGAGGTCAGGCGGCTGGATTGTATATAGATAGAAAAGAAATACTCCACGGAAAGATTGACCAGATGGATAGAGACGAAGTTATGAAAGAAATAAGACGCATACAAGAAGAGTTCCCACAACTCGTGAATCATATAGAGCCACCTAAAAAATCAAATTAATCCACAGACTATCTTTTAGTACCTCCTTTTTCGTCACACTTTACTATATAATTATAAAGTAAAACAACAATCATGGAAGGAGTTCAAATGTTTGTTAATAAGAAAATAAATACAAATTATATTCAAATAGTTGACCATCACAATTACACTATTGAGACGGTCAGTTGTAGGAATATGAGTAAGCGGGATGTAGCTAATATGATTAAAGCTTTTAGGTTTTATGAAAATAATTACGCACACCCGAGGGTAGACGCATACGATGGTTATGACACCCCGACGTTAAAACCAACAATACCAAATCAAGATTGCGTCATTTACTTTTATGGTAAAAATGGTTACGTCTATGAGTACAAAGAACACGATGGTAAGGTTTGGTTGCATCTTACAACAAGTATGGATGCTCACCCTTTAAATCAAGACTTTCGTATTTTTAAGCATATTTAAATCAAGGTGGGGGTTAATCAGCCCCCATTTTTTTACGATAAAAAAAGTAATCGTAATGAGTAATTAGGTGTTTACAATGACGAAAACATATAGTACTCTATTAGCATAACTTAAACAACAAAACTCGTAGAAAGGAGTTTATTATGGCAATAGCTAAAAAGGTTCAGGCACCTCAAAAGCCTATCGTTTTCACTGGTATTACTAGCTTATCAGCTGAGCGTATTAAATCCCGTGAGGGTGTTACAGTTGCTGATATCACAGCATTTGTTCAGCAGAACGCTGGGGGTAATATCAACAATGTTGGTGTACGTCTTGTTGACGGTGTTAACGTAAAAGACAAGTTACCTTTTCCGTGGGAAAAACAAAAAACCTTATATGAGGAAAATGGTACGGCAAAGTCTACGCTCCGTGCCAAGGTCGTATGGCAGTTAATTAATTGTCAAAAAGGTAAGGATCCTCTTACCCTTGCAATGGTTGACCAATACCATAAATCAATTAAGGCACGTTCGTTCCACGCTTTAATTGACGCTCTTAACGGTGGACAGTCAGCCAAGTCTACTTCATGGGGTAAAAACTTTGTAGAGCTCTACGTTATCCCAAAACAATAATATTCAGCCCCCAGTTTTACGACTGGGGGTTTTTTTAGACCTAACAAAATGATTAAACCTGAAACTAAATTTTGGAATATAATTAAAAAACAGACTGAGGGAATGTGTCATTGGAGTAGGTTAGAATCCTACACGGCGACTGGGATACCTGACCTGAGTGGATGTTATAAGGGGAACGAGGCTTGGTTTGAATTAAAGGTTTTGACAACAAGAAACGACAAGAGTTACCCAACATTTAGACCCTTGCAGATTGCTTGGCAGACCTTAAGAACTCAGCATGGAGGTCGGGTTTATAACTTGGTTCATCATCCTTCGTCCGGGAGTCTATTAATTATTGATGGAAAATACCTTGGACAGAGATTGATGGACCGTGATTATATATACGATCGTCGCTTACCGATCAACATGGATCAAGGGACGTGGCAAGTCTTATTTTCTCAAATGTTCTCGGGTCAGGATGGATGGAAAGATGGATGGATGGACGATTCTAATTGAATCATTATATAGGCACATATACCATCACACATGACTCAAGGTGACTCTGTTTGATTCAGGAAGCCAAAACCCGACTATCGCACGATACTTTAATTATTGCTCTATATAAATCACAGGTAATACTATAAACATAACTTAAACAACTAATGGAGTTAACAATGTTTATTCGAAGTACACCAGTTAGCAAACTTAAAATTGCTCACCTATTTATTATAGGTATTATGATACTACTTAGCTTTTGTTATTTGTTTGTATCATTGATTATGGCTGAGGGGCTACATATTATCGGTAGTGGTTTTTTACTTGTAGCTTTAATATACTATTTTGCATGGGAGCTGGACAAATGCTGATACTAAGTTTACTAGCGTTACTCGGGCTTTTGTTCTTAATAAGTTGATGGATGGGTAAGTTGAGCGTCGAGTTATAATCGCATGACGCAGTACGCTCACGCTCATACGCACACGCACACGCACACACAAATATAGTGCCTGGGACCGTTAACATGTTAAGTAAGTAGCTGGTGCATTTTTTGCATAACGGTAATGCAAAAAAATTTAATAAAAAAGTAATTTAGGTGTTTACAAAGGTGTAAAAATGCTTATACTAAAATTATTGGTAGTAATTAAGCTACCATGTAAAAAAGTAAAGGGGGCTAAAATGCCAAATACTTTTAACAATGTTACAAGTGCAGTAACACAAAAAAATGCACACACTTTGGTTGCTAATATGGTTGCATTTATAAATGCTAACGGTGGTATTAGTAAGTGGGCTTTACAGCTTAACAAAAATGCCTTTAGTGCTAACGGCACTTTATTTGGTGGTGTAAATACCAAAGGTAGTTTGTGGCAACCTATGTTAAAAGCCCAACAAACCCAAAACAGCGTTGCAGGGGCTATTTTGTGGGCTTGCGTTAACGGTGTTAACCAAACTGCAATTAGTAAGCTTAAAGGCAAAACTACTTGCCCAAAGGTACACGCAACCCTAGTTAATATGGTTGTACCTAGCCAAGCTAAAATTGTACCACTTAGCCAAATACAGCAAATTAGCATGTTAAGTGGTAGCAGTATTTTAGCTAATGCACAAAGTGCTACAGGTTGTAGGCAAAACGCCTTAGGGGCTGTTTTAATAGGTAGTTTTAGTTATTTAGCTAAAAACACTTACGGCACTAACTTTGGCACACTAGTGCCTAACGCTAGTTAGCCCCAAAGGGCTATGGCTTTACAACCATAGCCCTTTTTTATTATATAGTTAGTTAACATGTTAACGGTCGCCCCCCTAGACGGGGAGATACATGTATAGGCGTCAGCGTATACATGTTCCACACGAATCACAGCATATCAGAAAATTATTTGTACATGACCCCCCTTTTGTGTATATATGAACTCAGGTTCATTGTCCATGGAAAAATTTTTATAAAAAAATGACACAAGCCCCTTTAAACATTCCTGAAGAAAAACTGCGACATTACTTAAAACTTATGGAAAAGCAAAAGCAGTTAGTGACTGCTGAGAACGCTCGTGAAGATTTTATGGAATATGTTGGTGCTATATGGGAAGAGTTTATAGAAGGCGAGCACCACAAAATAATGGCAAAAAAATTTAACGACTTGGCTACTGGAAAAATAAAACGACTTATTGTTAATATGCCACCGAGACATACTAAGTCAGAGTTTGCTAGTTACTTATTGCCGAGTTGGTTGATGGGACGTAACCCAAAGTTAAAGATAATACAAGCAACCCATACTGGAGAACTGGCTGTCAGGTTTGGTAGAAAAGTAAGAAACCTTATGGCAGGAGCCGAGTACGCCCAAGTATTTCCAGATGTAAAGTTACGATCAGACAGCCTCGCGGCTGGACGTTGGGAAACAGATGCTGGAGGAGAATACTTCGCGGCTGGAGTGGGCGGAGCGATAACTGGTCGTGGTGCAGATTTAATGATTATAGATGACCCCCACTCAGAACAAGATGCGATGAGCCCTTCTGCTTTAGAGAATGCATATGAATGGTACACCTCAGGTCCTCGCCAGAGACTTCAGCCAGGAGGAGCTATCGTTATAGTCATGACAAGGTGGAGTGAGATAGATTTAACTGGTAAATTAATAAAGCAACAAGCTAGAGATATTCTGGCTGACCAATGGGAAGTTATTGAGTTTCCAGCGATTTTACCTGATGGTAAGGCAATGTGGTCTAACTTTTGGAAAGTAGAAGAACTGTTAAAGGTTAAGGCTTCATTATCAGTTGGTAAGTGGGAAGCTCAGTGGCAACAAAACCCCACGAGTGAAACGAGTGCAATACTAAAAAGAGAGTGGTGGCGAGTGTGGGAGAAAGAAGATATACCCCCATTGAGTTATGTTATGCAAAGTTATGATACTGCGTTTAGTAAAAAAGAAACAGCGGACTACTCCGCTATAACTACTTGGGGTGTTTTTTATCCAGAGGAGGGGGAACCTCCCAACATAATTCTTTGTGATGCTAGGCGTGGTAGGTGGGACTTCCCCGAGTTACGCAAAATAGCATTGGAAGAATATAAGTATTGGGAGCCAGAATGTGTCTTGATTGAGGCGAAGGCATCAGGTATGCCCTTGACCCATGAACTCAGGCAGATGGGTATACCAATACAAAATTATAGCCCGAGTAGAGGTAACGATAAATTTAGTCGTGTTAATTCAGTTGCACCTTTATTAGAAAGTGGGTTAGTATGGTCACCAGATACTCGTTGGGCTGAAGAAGTTATTGAAGAGTGTGCGAGTTTTCCTGCTGGAGAGCATGATGACTTTGTTGATACAGTAACCCAAGCCTTACGAAGATTTAGAGAAGGTGGATTTATAACACACCCAGAGGATGAAGTTTATGAACCTGAATATATACCTAGAAACACCGTCTACTACGGTTGAGTTTACACCACAACAATTATATCATGAGATAGAAATGTTAACAGATGCTATGGTTGTAGAGGATCCCAACTTTGAACCATTAACTTCTAGCGAAATTAGAGAAAATGTGGCACACTTAATTAGACAACGATTTTATGTAATTGAAGGAGGGTTGTGTGGCTGAACCTAAAAACCCTTATAATAATATTGAAAAAGAGCTAACACTAGTTGGCAACCCAATATTAGACCCAGACCCAGTAGATGTTGAAGTAGAAGAACAACCTGAAATAGTAGAGGGTATGGAAATTACGGAACTTGAAGATGGGTCCGTGGAACTTGGCTCTCCTGATGATGAACCAGAAGACACAAGTTTTATGGCTAATTTAGCTGATCAACTAGATGATGATGAAATAGCTGGAATAAGTGCCTATGTATTAGAAAAAGTAGATGAAGATAAAAATGCTCGCAGTGAGTGGTTGAATACATACA